TAATTTTAACTTTTCTATAGCAGATTTATATAGCAGTGAATTAAAATCACCGATGCAACCTAAGCTTGCAGATAGATCATATGGCCCTATCATAAAATAATCGAAATCTACTTGCGAAATCATGTTTATAGTATCAAGGCCACGTTTCGTTTCTATTTGAGCTACAACTATAGGATTACGTTTTTTAAACCCTCTATTACCCCACTGATTTTCTCTGACTAAGCCTTGACCTCTACTACCTTTATACGGATAAAAGCAGTAATTATAATACTCTTTAGCTGTATAATAGTCCTGTACTGTTGAAAATATGACCCCAGACACCCCGGCATCAAGACTCATTCGAATAATAGTCTTATCTAAACAAGTTACTCTAATAAAACATAATTTATTTTTAAGTAAACATACTTGAATGCAGGTATATAAAGTCTCATTATTAAAGCACCCGTGTTCGAGATCAAAAACAACTCCATCAAATGTAGAGTTACATAATATCTCTGTAATTATAGGACTAGGTAACTGTTGCCATAATAGTCTCATTAATTTTTAAACATTCTTCCCAATTATCTTCTGTATCAATATCAAAATTTTCAGGATGATCCACTTTATAAAAAGCAGGAGCTCTACCTACTCTATTCTTAATAGTAGTAAATACGTTTTTTTTAAACATATAAAAAGCAGAATTTTCTTCATACAATGTTGGAAGAGATTGAGTTTGTTCTAATTTAAGAGGATTGTGATTTACGGGACAATAACCATATTCTTGCTTTGTCCATAAGCGAGAATTTATTAAATTACAACTAACAACTGAATCACAGCCATCATTTTCAAAAAATTTATAAGCTTTCTCTAAGGTATCGGTTTTAAGAAAAGGACTAGTAACATGAATCTGACATATTACATCATTATCATTTATAACTGTAGAAGATTCAGATAAACCACGCCACAACCCTTGCAAAAGATTATCTATAAGTTTATTTACCGAAACTTCATTACCGCATAAATGGTCTGGTCTCTTAAGAGTAACAATATTTTTTAAATCAGAATCACTACGAATTTCTCTAATTATTTCATCACTATCTGTATCAACAAAAACCGTATATTGTTTTAATTTATAAAGTGTATGCTTGTAAAGAGGTACTCCATTTAATTTTCGAAAATTCTTTCCCGGAACGCGCTGAGATTCGTGTTTAATCGGTATAAAAATTTTCATCCTTCTATAATCTACTTTTTCCGAATACCGTGGTTTAGTTTTTTAAGTTCGGCGAGCATCTCAAACATGACTAGCATCAACTCTGCATAAATACGGCATGCAATTGGCCCTAGAACTATCATACTAACCCCAGTAGTAACATCTTGCGTGAGTGTGATACCACCCAATACGACGCAAACTGCCATTCCAATGTAACTCAGAATCTTTAAAATTCCTGGAGTTATCATATATTTGTAATTTAAAAAGTCTTTCATAGTGAAAATATTAACATATACATTACGCTTTTGCAACTGTTTTTGTATATTGGATCTATAGCAAGTAATTTTTATCTTTTAAGTTTTCTATATCCTTCTCAAAATACAAATACTTTATAATAGTTTTTAATTTAGACTTTGTTATGTCAGGTGGGTTATTAATAAGCTCTGTAGACCAGGCCTTAATCCACTGAGATTTTTCTGGTTCTCTAATCCACGTACCAGACCATTTATTAAAAAAATACTTCCAAGCATATTCCTTGTATATACCTGATCTAGTTTTCCAAATTTCTTGGTGCTCAGAATCATCTGCTCTTCGCTTAATTGTTTTCTCTCCTCTAAACCCATCTTCTTTAATAAACAATCGGTCAGCTACTGTATCTAATTCGAGAGCATCTGTATTATTCAACTCAATACCATGTAATATATCATTAATACATGATTTCTCTTTATTAAAAATTAAAGCACGCAACCAATAGTCTGCCTCCTTATATTGTACTCCAAAAAAATTCTCATCCCAAATACCTATCCTCTTAACAGCAGTTGCTGTATAACTCACCAAATTATCGCCAAATTTACCTACAATAAAATTATACTTTTTATGCATTTTAAAAAGATTGCTACACCAGTCAGAATGAACGCTTGTATCGTTTTGCATTGTAACTAAATACTCACAATCTGGTTTATTGAGGTTTTTAAAACCGTTAAGTAAAGCTTGATTCCAATTTTCGGCTAAATTACCATTAGACCAATCTGGTCTAAGAACATTATGCAATACATTAACCTTATCCTTAAACTGTGAATCAAGTTTAAATTCAGTATGATTGTTAATTATATTAACCTCTGTATTTGGTACTTGAGAAAAATCAGATTTAAATAATTTTTCTAACGTATCATTTAAAACGTTTGATCTTTTATACGTTACTATATAAATCTTGAGTTTCTTCATTGAATTCTTCTCTACTAAGAGTTTTTAAATTTAAAATTTTAGTTAATACATCATCTAAAATAACTTTAGGATTGTTTTTTAATTTTTTACGAGCGTAATTCCATTGATTTACTTGATTGTGTCTTTTAGAGATAAAACACTGTCTTGCAAACTCCTTTTCATCTCTAGTACACCCCTCTTTATAACCAGGTGCAAACGAGTCTAAATAAAAACTAAAACCAGTAATAAATAAACACCCTACATCATGATGTAATAAATCAAACATAGCAGCAAATCCTGTATTAGTTCGGCATTTAGTATATTTGTTTAACTCTCCGTAGAGTTTAAAGTTCATAACATGAAAATTAAAATTCTCCTTTATTAATTTAACTGTATTTTGATTAACCATAGGGTGTAACGTATTATCATTACAAATCCCTCTTATATTAGAATTAGGTATTGTAGATATCCATTTTATATTAGTTTTTTTAAGGTTATTTATATCTACTTTTCCTCCATTATCAATATGTTCTATAAGACAATTATAAAAAACATCTGTACGAGTTCCTAGATTGCTTTTATATCGATTAATAAGCTCCATTCCTCTGTTTATTCTAACTACAATATCATAATTATCTATTTCCTCTCCCATATTACTAAATTCTTTAGTAGTAAGATAATGAGCAGGGCCAATTATAGCTACTCTTTTATTTTTTAAATACTTTGAATACAGTTTATCTTTCATAAAAAGTCATAAAATCCTTATAACAATTTTCAATAAATTCTATACTAGAGCTGGCTATATGAGGAGTCATAAAAAACTTAGTACTATCTAATTTAGTAAGCTTACCATTATAAGGCTCGTCCCAAAATGCATCAAATGCGGCTCGTATATTAGTATCTTGTAAGCATTCATAAAGATCATTTTCATTTACGAGTGGGCCACGCGCAGTATTAATTAAAATAGCATTATCTTTAAATTGAGTCAAATTATTTTTATTTATAAAATTTTCATTTTCAGGACAACAAGGTATATGAAGGCTAACTATATCTGCTTTATTATAATTTGGTAAGGATGTATCAGTCAATATATCATATGTTGTAATATTTTCAATAAAGGGAGACATTTTATCTTTAACTCTTTGGCCTATATTACCTAATCCTACTATTAACAAATTTTTATTAGTAAGAATGTTTCTCCTTGTACTACTCCATGAAGATAAATCACCTATGTTATCATATAACATTTTAAATATTAAATAGCAAGTAAAATTCGCCGTTTCTTCGTAAATAATATTTTTAGTTTTCGTAGAAGGAAACTCTACTCTTATGTTAGAAGAAAAGTTTACATTATCCGTACCAACGCCGGCCCGGAAAACAAAATCAACATTAGGAAATTCAGTTATATCTATAGGTGGTGCACCTAATATAATCGATGTTGCTAAGTTTTTATCTTGTGTAACTTTATCCTTTGGTAATAAGGAATTAAAAAGAGATGTATTTGTCCAGATCATTAGTATTCTAAGTAATTTTCTAAGCAATGTTGTAATGCATTATCAAGAGTATCCTGTTTATGATGCATATGAAGAATTCTTTCCTTAAGATGGTCTTCTCCAAATTCATGATGAAAAGTTCTTTGCTTTTGTCTATTTTGTTTACTTCTTGCGTTATATTCTGGAGGTAAAATATATAATTTAGCTTTTGACTCCCAAAGAGATACCCTAAACGTCGGTTGATCATACGGACAAACGTTATAATATTTACGATAATATTTTGGCCACATATTAAGCAACTTATCTATGTTGTCACATTTTTTAAACCCCATTACTCCTGTATTAACTTCTGAAAAAGCATATGGTATATTTTTATATTCTGGAATAACCTTAGAATATTTCTCTCTCTTTCTAGCTAAACAATGAGCAATAACTAACTCATATTCATCTAACATATCAAATATATCATATATATTATAATCAAACACAGTATCTGAATCTAGATATAAAGTTTTTTCATATGGAGAATGCTTAAGGACATCAACCTTTGCTCTTAATATTTTACAATCTATTTGTATACACTTATTAATACCGGGAACAAGCTGTAGTAATTTATCTGGCTTCATATCTGAAAAACATGTAATATGAAGATCTGGATGAAATTTTCTAAATGATTCGACTGACACACTCAATTCTTTAAAAAATTGATCTCCTACCGCATTATAAACTGTATATATTACACCTTTATTCATTTTTTATTTTTTTTAAAAAAAGCTACCTTTCCTTCCACGACTTTAAATAAATTCTCTTCTCCGAAATAATGTTTTGAATATATTCTTTCAACGTCTCTATTAAAATCATCTATAACAACAATACCATCTTCTTTTATTAACGAAGAAGCAGAGAAAATACTACTCATCCGGCCCGGTCCTTTATATGGGCGTGGGGGTTGATGACCTAACGGTGCATCCACAATTATAAAGTCCCATAATACCTGTGTTACTTCAGTAGGTAAATCAATTTTAATTTTTTTCTCGTCAAATTTTATTAAATCATAATCTTGTACATTTGTTTTATATTCTATATGATGTATTTTTAAATTATTATTTTGTTTCTCAGTCTCAGAAAAAATAAAATACGAACATTCTTCATTTTCTTCATTTAAAAATTTTGATATCCAGTCTTTATCATTTTCTAAAAATATAGTTAAGCCGTTAATATTTAAATTTCGCCAAAGATAAGAATCCTCTCCTAAGCCAAAAACTAATAAATTACACGGACAATAAGGTTCTAATTGTTTAGCTATTTCTTCATACTGTGAACGGGTCATTAAACCATTACCATGTTTAGAGACTAATTCTTTATAATTCATTTAATTGTGAATATAATCTTTTCGCCCATATTACAGGATTATAAAGCCTATCGAATTCTTGTTTTGCTTTTAATCCCATTTCTTTTCTTTTCTTACAACATGATAGCTCTCTAAACGCCTTTAACCACCCATTTTTATCTGCAGCAATCAAACCATGCTCAGGGTTTCCAAGAATATGTAAATTACTAGGAGTAAGATCTGTTATAACAGGTAGTCCTAATTGATGAAAAACAAATGCTCTACCAGCATTAGATTTATTTTTAAATCTAATTATATAATCTGTATTATATACTCCTGTCTCAATAATTTGATTACGTTTATAATCAACATATGTGATATTAGGACATAAACCAATATCAGTAGATAAAATATCATGAACTATTGTATCAGCAGACCATTTTTTAAATTTTATTTGTATATTGGGTCTACCAAACTCCCAATTAAACTCAGAATTACCGTGTATAGTGAGTAACTCAATATTTGCTTCTTTTGAAAACTCTTCTAATGCGACTTTAACATATGGATCAAACTTAGCTAAATGAGGATAATGACCATGAAAACAAAAACGTAATACATCAACATCTGTGTGAGTTTTTATCTCTATATTTTGATATAATTCTTCAATTAATGGATACAAAAACACATTTTTGTTCATTGATAAGCTTGCTTGTTCTTCTATCGAACCTACAATAAGAAAGTCACAATAATCATATTTACCTATCGCGGGATTTATTAATCCTACCTTTTTTTCTGGATATAATTCCTTTATATGACGCGCAAGACCCATCTCGCCTTTTGCGACGATAACAATCTCTTCATCACCTATGTCATTTGAAATACATGAAGGTATATTTAACTGTGTGAAATAATTATTAAGATCATGAATCCAAATTCTATAAGAACCTGTATTACAATCTTGATTATTTGCAATAAATCTTATTCTTTTTTCCATAATATTTCAACTGATTTATCGTTATTAGGGTTATCAAATATTTTTACAATAGTTAAGCCATACCCGTACGGTAATGTTGACCCGTCATGTTTATATTTTGTAATTAAATCACTATTAGCTACACCGGCTCTCATTTCAGGACCAAGATCGTGATGAGCTGTGTCATGTATTAAAACTAATCCACCACTCTTAACATATGGAGCTATATTATTTAAATCTCGAGTAACTTCTATACCAGTATGAGATCCATCATGCAGGATAACATCATAGCACTCACTATGATCTAAAGTAGGTACAACATCTAGCGAGTTACCTTCATAAAATGACCATATATTGTCATTATCATTTTCAAAATTAAAAGGAATATCTGGTCTTACAGATAATGGTCTCATATCTACGCTTGTTAATTTACCACCAGTTAATTTTAAGGCTTCAACCATTGCTTGAGTTGAAAACCCGGCGCCAAATTCAAATACATTCTTTGACTCCATCCCTAAAACGATGGAATATAAAGTTAAATAATGTCTTGTTAATCCAGTATCATTTAAATGATGTTTTTTTACTATAAAATCTAAATTAGGCATTGTTGTTTTTATATTTTCTTAATTAAAACTTCTTTATTAAGCGTGTTAAACTCTTCATAAAAAATATTATTCAATTTTATAACCTCTGTGTTGCTTGGCAATCTATTAAATACATCGACTTGTGTGTCTTTTATATCAAAAACACCATATTTATCGTTAGGTACGTTTACTTGTAGATGTAATAATACGACACCACCTGGTTTCAAAACTCGTATCATTTCAGAGCAAAATTTCGAAGGGTATAATGAGTGATCGAATGCATTAGAAAAAACAAAATCAAACGATTCATTATCAAAACTCAAATCATGGAAATCTCCTTCGACGACCAGTGGTTCGCATGCAACTAAATCTATACCAATGGCGTTTTTATTTAAATCTATTAAAGCCTGTACCTCTTGGCCAGTTCTCGCGCCAATACATAAACACTCATTACCAATATAATCTACATGCTTATTAAAAATTTTCTTAAATCCGGCGATCTTACTTAACCACTCTCCATTTAACCACTTTTCCCTCCGTACAGGATCAGTAGTTTTTTCTTTTTGCAGATTAATATATTCAATATACTTATTTTTTTGCTCTTGTAATTCGGCTAATATATTAATACACCTTTCTGCATATCTTTCTTGAGTAAAATCTTTAGTATATTCAATACCAGCTTTTACCTTCTCTTCCCTTTCGTTGTTATTTTCTAAATAATAAACAAGCTTTTTAATAATCTCTTGATCAGACATTTGCATATTAATATCAATTAAAAAAGACTTTAATAATTCAACATCGTTAGGGTGGTCGTCATATACATCACCAGCTAAGGAAACACCACACATAGGCACTTCTATATATTTTCCAAATCTAGATTTAGGTGCACCACTATCTGTTATAATAATTTTAGCTGAATTTATTTTATTAGCAAAATCGATAGCATATTTATCTGTATATGCATCAGAGTGCGAACCTCCGACGTGCGGAACAACAGCACACCTATATTGAGACGGCATTAACCCAAGCAACTTACTCATTCTCGCTCTTAATGGATAATGTTCTCCTAACATTGTTGTAACATTAGTAGCTCCTACAAGTGCTACATCATATTTTTTTTCTATTTCAGGTTTAGGTTTAAATATACTCGCATCAGCGCAGTGAGGAACCCATGTTACACATTTAATATGATTAAGTTTTTTAGTTTTTAAAATGTTTATATATTCTTTATAATCATTATAATGATGACATATAATAACATTAGCTTTACTTTCAGTTATTTCTTTTAATGTCCACTCTTTATCATACATCTCGTTATAACGAATACATGTATTATAAGTAATATCTGCAAAACCCGAAATTTCAAGAGGTTTATATCCAATAACTAAATGACATTCTTTACCTTTAAGACTATTATCTAAATTTGCCTGTACTGATATAGTGGAAACCCAATTATCCCATCCAGGACCAGTATATATACCATTGACTTGTTTATGATTAAACAAAGCTCGTATAGAATGAAACCTAATACGAGACATTTTCGTATTATAATGTTCTTTACTAATTAAAAATACTATATTATACATATTTTAATTTTAATTGCTCGTAAATTGAAGTTACATCATGGTCAATATGTTTGCTTATACCTATTCTATTCCAAGCTTCATTCCATAAATGTAATCCATATATATTTTTACCTGGAGTAAATATTAAATCCATTAATACATTTAGACCATGTACTCCGTCTTTTGGAATAATAAACAATTGTGACCTAAAAGGAGCAACAAGACTAAAGGACCGTGTAGGTTTAACAAACTTATTATATTTAAATTTATGTACTGCCGTATTTAAAAGCTTCGGACCTACAATCCCCCACTCTAAGGTTTGTTTATCTTTCTTTAAGCATTCGTTATAACAGTAATTCATTAACTCATCACCAGCTGGACATTTAATAGCACCTGTGTTTAAGAATGGTAATCCTGTTTCATAATTTTCCTCACAGCAAAACACATAATCTTCTGTAAAATTCCACGGTTGTAGACAGATCATATCTGTATCAACCCACCACCCACCTTTTTCGTATAACAGCTTATATCGAAAGTAATTAGAAAAAGCGGAATATGATCCCTTACCTTCCCCAACTTGATATGCAAAAATATCTTCTTTAGGAAGAATATCTCTACCGTCCTTTATAACTACACCTTGTGGAACATTTTTTATATCTTCATAACAATATAAATGAATTTCCATACCATTTTTAACAAATGAATTCAAAGATAAAATCTCCATAGGTGAAAGGGTATTTCCGATCCATAATGTTTGAATAGTATTGCTCATAATTCTAATTGCTGTACCCATAATTTTAAAATAGCGAGATTTGACCAAATAGGCTGGTTGACGATATTTTCATTACCGTGAAAGGTAACGTCTGTTAACCTACACTCATCATATACAAGTGAAGCGTTCTCAGATAATGAAGAATGATATACGTCAGTCACTGTATTATATACTTTCTGTTTATCATTTTCATATCCAATAAACTTAACTACATTAGAGTTTTTATTTAATAGCGGCTGTACATAGTTATCCCAATATTTCGGGTCATTGTTATTCCCGTATATTCGAATATCTTTATGACCATCTTTAAGAGCTCTTTGTATTGAAGTATGTACTTGTTTATTCTCGTCGATATTACCTATAATGCCAGCTACTCTTTGTTTTAGCTGGTTAAGTGGTATTAAACTCTCATGAGCATTACCACATATAAACCACGAAAGATCCTTATAAACTCCATGCCAGTTAATCTGTTCTCTATTTAAAAAATGAATTTTATCAAAAATATGAACCGGTTTCTCTTTAAGAGGATATAGAGCCTTTTCGTGCAAAGTTAAAACAAACTTATCAACATCCGGTCTGGTTTTTCTTACATCAAGAAAATGATATATAATTTTATCTGATTTTGTAGTAGTCGCGGTTTGTAGATTTGCACCACGACACCTATCTAAGTGCCATGTATGTGGACCATACATTATACATTCATATCCGTTGTCGTTAAATAAGTTACATAAGTTAATAAGTGCTGTCGTCGAACCACCTGAATTGCTCCACCCTGTAAATATTTTTATCATTGATAAATGTTTAATTATTGATTTGAATTTATGTAAAATGCAATAAATACTTAAAGATATGGCTAGAAAAGGACGTTCGGCGTCGGTTTCTAACTCAACTAAAAAGACTGCACTTAGTGGCAAACGAGTTAGTAGAAAAGCAATAGTTAATAATAAGGAAATAAAAGAAAGTATAGAAAAAAATACATTCCTAAATTTTAATGTTACACAAAAATATGAGATAACCCCAGTTCATGAAGAATTCCTTGAAAATTGTTTCAAGGACACTTGTAAGATGGCATTAGTCGACGGACCCGCCGGGTCGGCCAAAACATATTTATCAGTATATGTTGCTTTACAGTTATTACGTACACGAAAAGTACAAGAAATTATCTACATAAGAAGTATTGTAGAGTCGGCATCAAAAAGTATGGGGTCACTTCCTGGGGAAGTTGATGATAAGTTCTTACCGTGGTGTTTTCCGTTGTTTGAAAAATTAAATGAATTTTTAGATAAGTCATTATCTACTAATTTAATAAGCGAACAATATATTAAGTGCGTACCCGTTAATTACGTGCGTGGATTAACGTTTAACAATGCTTGTGTTGTTGTGGATGAGGCTCAAAACTTAACTCCAGGGGAATTAACTACAATATTAACAAGGTTTGGAGAAAATACAAAATATATAGTAACTGGAGACACGCAACAAAGTGATATTGGAGTTAAAACTGGATTTAAGTCGATCATAAATGCATTTAATAAAAAAGAATCTCTCGATCAAGGTATATGTGTATTTAAGTTTAATGAATTAGATATTGTGAGATCTGAAATATTAAAATATATTGTAAAAGTATTACGAAATTTAAAGATGGAAACTTAAAGCTTTACGGATTCTCTCTAATAGAGTCTTTCTATTTTGACCACCTTCAACTAGCCGAGAATATTCTAATTTAAATGCATCAAGAAACTCTGTTGATAATTCAAACTTACGAGGATAAAAAGAACGTACCTGTCTAGTCATATATCGTTCGCATAATTTATCATAATTCTTCATATAATTATTTATTCATACGACCACTCCGATCCTGCTTAATTTGCTCTTCCATGGCGGATCGTAAATGAGAGTGTTCTGCGGGATCTACGTCATTCCATACCCCACTCAACGCCTTCAGATCGGTTAACATAGCTTCATCAATGAGATCACCACCAGGGTGTATATCCCCCTCAGCATCTATATAAAGCTTAAGTATTGCTATGCGCTGTCTCCGATCACCAAATACTTCTATAATACCGGGTTTATCATCTTTTATAAAAAAGACACTCTCATCATTGTGCATATATTCCCGGTGCATAGCTTTGAATATATTATCGACTTCTTCTATGACCTTTGGATCAGTGTCACGTAAGTCATCTTCTGTAAGCTCAACGGGGGCGACTTTTGTTATGGGTGTAAAGAATATAATATCTAAACTAGAAAGACTATCTCTAACAAGAGGTATGCACTCTTGTACAAACTTATCATCAATATCTAAGTCAGGTTGCTCTGTCGCCCACATACTATATACAAGATTATCTAACGGACATCTATCAAAAATTACGTTCTCAGAACTACGATATTTCTTTTGCTCTTCGATCATAAACTCTAAAATCTTTTTTTGTGTTTTCTTATTAGTTTTAGAAGAGTGATCAAGATTATTTTCCTTGATAATGTCTCTATAATTTTTTTCAGGGGTTTTATAGTTAGGCCACTGCTCTAAGAAATCTGTAATTAAGGTTGTCTTACCTTGACACGCTGATCCGCTAATTGCAATTCTCATATTATTTAATATTTATTAATCTACACTTTTAAAGCCATATCCCATACTAATAAATGTAGACGGGCGCTAAAATTAAATCTATGCTTCTTAGCTAGTTCAGCAACCATAGGAGCCTTTTCTATATGCTCTTCCCTACTACCGCAGCAGGGCATTAACCACACCCTACCTGTAGGAATATCAAACGGTGTAATATACTTACTAAAAACCTCATCGATGTCTGACTCTTTATCAATAACAAACTTAAAACCAGATCCGTTTATAGAGTGCCAATCTAGAACATTACGCTTATAGCGCCTATCTTCTGGATCTCCATTATTACTCATTTTAGGAGAAGTAGTAAACGTAGCACCTACTCTTGTCCACTCTTGATCAGGCATAATAGTTGCATTGGTTTCAAAATCTATGCGAGGAACCCATCCCCACTCAATCTCCATATACTCTAAAAATTTTAATAATGCCTTTTGTTGTACTAAAGGTTCTCCTCCAGTAATTTTTAATATAGCACCGTTGTATAAATGATCTTTATAACCACTACTTGCAAGAAAATCGAAGACCTCCTTTAATGTAAGTTTATTCTTTACACTCCAAGATATATAACTATCACAACCATGAGGAGAATCAGCAGAAGCGAAGCCCTTGCACGTTAAATTACACATTGATAGTCGCATAAATACAGAAGGATATCCTATAAACTCTCCCTCTCCTTCAACTGTATAAAATATCTTATCGTCGGATAAGTATATTGTCTCAGTCCCGTCAGCTTTCATTATCGTTGATTCTTTTTCGATCATCTTTCTTTTTATCGGCTTCTTCGTCTTTAGTAAACTTTATATATCCCCAATCGATTTCGTCCCAATTGGATACAATACGCCTTGTACTCTCTCCTTTTCTTCTTTTACTTCCTTTACCCATTTTGGTATCCGGTTTCAGGATCAGCAAATCTCATAGTGGTAGTTATATTTTCAGTATAAATAGCAGAATTGTTTTCATGTTCAAATACTTCGACTTTATCTACCCAGCATCTACCTTCAGATTCCTTTTTAATAAAGTCATTACCTACTTTAAAGCAATATTGAGCAAATTTTTCAATACCAACTCCATCCGTTACTCGCAAATCTAATACATCAGCGTCATTGAGACCTTGAAAACTCTCAATATAAGGATCATTTTTATCTATAACCGTTGTGTGATCAAATTGATCTCGAAGGAGCTTTTTTAAAGGACTAAGGCTCCCAAAATCTACACCCCAATTATTTCCATCTAATTGATTAGCTCCAAACCAAAACTTAGCTGTTAATCTGTATCCGTGCAAAAACCTACAATGAGATTTCGCATTAGGTTGTCTAAATGCACAACTGCCAAGTTCGAGTACTTTCGTACTAGTAAATTTCATATAAAATTATTATATATTATAAATCCTCTTTATCAAGTTCTATTTCAATTGATTGGAGTGTATTATTAAAATTATCTATTATCCAACACACACCAGCACTCACAAACGGAAATAATATATATTCATTTTTACTAACGAAATATACAATAACACCTACCCAAAAGCCTAAACATAAACTACATTTAAATAATTCCTTTATAAAAGATATTTTTGTGACGATTTTTCTAGGGAAATTAAGAATAGTACCATATTTGAGAATAAACATTAAACCAACACACGCTAATATATCAATAAAAATTATTATTTATCCTCCTTTAAAAGGTCGTTTAAAGCTTCATCAATTAATTTAGCTTGAGATATATCCATCGTAACAACATTCCCGGAATCATCTGTAATTTGTACCGTTTTCTTGTCTTTATGTAGGGATAACTGCGGACAACAAGCCTTACCACCACATAACAAAATAGATTTCATATAATTATTTATTAAGTTGACTTATAAATCGAGTATGTTATAATGATTCATATGAATGAGGATTTACTTCAATATGCCAATCAAAACCGACCACGGTCTCTAGAGGAAAAAGAAAATATTATCGATAATGCTGCAAAGGCATACGAGGGATATATGGATGCCCTAGGGTTTGATTGGAGAAACGATCCAAATAGTTCGAATACACCTAAAAGAGTAGCAAAAGCATTCGTAAATGACTTAGCTGAAGGATGTTATACAGAGCCTCCTAAAATTACTGCGTTTGATAATATTGATAAGTATGATGGTATTGTATTTCAAGGTAATATTAAAGTACATTCGTTTTGCTCTCATCATCATTTACCGTTTATAGGCGTTGCGCATGTAGCATATATACCGGGGAAAGATGGTAAAGTAATTGGTTTAAGTAAATTGAATAGAATTGTTGAATGGTTTGCGCGACGCCCACAAGTACAAGAAAATTTAACTATGCAAATTCATACACATATAGATAAAGTATGTGACGAAAATAGTGGTGTAGCAGTATTAGTGGAAGCTAATCATATGTGTGCTTGTATAAGAGGCGTTAAGCATGATAGTACAATGAAAACTGCTAGAATGTCGGGAGCATTTTTAGATAAAACTGATCTTACGAGACAAGAATTTTATAATTTTGTAAGAGACTTAAAGTAAATCAAATACTTGTTTTATTTCTTCTGGATCAACATGATCTGGAATATCATTCCGTATCAGATCAAAGTCATCAAAATTATCCCTAATATTACTAGCACTATAAGGTGTACCACCTGCGTCTGTAGTAACATCAACAGCTGTCTCTGCTGGGTCAAGAATATCTAAACCTAATTCCTCCTTTTCTGCCCATTGCTGTGCATACGACCAACGCTTCCAGTCATTATCCTTATTACTAGCACCCAATACAACTGTTGTACCTGAATCTAACGTCTTAAGAGATTCATATGCAGCTGTTACTGGAGAAGGATACTCAGAGATACTAATTGTTACATTATTAAGAGGTTGAACATATAATTCAAAAATTTGAGCAGCAGCAGAAGGAGTAATTACTCTACCGTCTTTAGTTTTTCTCTCACTTTTAGCAGATGGAGCAGAAATTAAAACCTGAACCTGACCGTGAGGATAGGATTCACTATATTGTTTAACCATTTCATAATGGCCTTTATGAGGTGGTTTAAAGCTACCAGGAACAAGAACAACTACTCTATCGTTTTTTTTTAACAAGTCTTCAAGAATAACATCAGCCTTAGAAACAAAACATTCACTTAATCCTTGATCAACAATTATTCTACGTACAACCTTAGCAACCTTTTTAGAATTTTCCGGTACAGCATCCTTATTAACAAGCTCTCTTTCTGCATCTGATAACAACACGTCAGATAAATCAATATGTAGTGCCTTACGAGCGAGGTTCACTAAAAACGTTTCTCCTTCTGTTGTTAGAGGCTCAGCTGGCTCAACAACAGGTGGCGGAGCTTGAGGTGCACCAATATCTGGTGGCGGAACCGCTGGTTCGAATTCGCCGCCAGTTGTCGGGCCTTGTCTCGGAATAAAGTCATCCGGGCCTTGTTCTGTAAGCGCTTCACTATCAACGTCGGTTGAAGAACTAAGTTTAGCAAGAGTTTCAGAAGACTTAGCGGCTACTTTTTTGGTTAACTCATCATCTGCGGCTATCGCTTTCTCTTCGTCGGGTGTAAGAGAAGGTAGATTCGGGTCCTTTTCATTATCGAGTTTCTTTTTTCTTATTTGTGCAATAACGCTAAGGTCCGGGCTGCTGCCAGTCAATTCAGCAATTTTTTTAAGAAACTTACTCATCTTAATTATTTATAGCAAAGAAAGCTTATTTCTTATATCATTGAAATATGTTTTATCTAAAAATGTCAATTCATAGTGCTTACAAAAATATTGTAATTTACTAAAATAAAACTTACCAGTTTGGATCTTAGTCAGTCTTCTCATTAACACTACAACTAGCTCCGCTGCAATACCATCACATTTAAGTTTTTTCTTAAACCCTGTAAAAGACAGTGGATCACGTATTACAATAACCGGGAATTTTTTAATAAAAACATCTAAAAAAGGAATATATTTTTCATTGAGCGTATTAGCAGTATCAAAATATATCACAGGCTTCTTCTTATTATTATAACTCTTTAATACCTCACAGGTATAGTGTATAAAATAATGAAATATATATTTTTTATGCTGTTTATTATTAAATTTTAATTCATTGTCAAATTCAGATACTTTATCTATAGACGAATTATGAATACGCTCTATTACCGGAGTAAAATTAATAATATTAAAGAGTGAATTAGGTAACTTGTAACTCCGGTGGTGGTTTTTCGTTAAGTCTTCTAATTGCATCTACATTCTTCTTCCAAAAATTATCGTACCTAATTATAATATAATTCTCCGTATAACGCAAGTAATTTTCAAACCGGAAATAATAAGATATATCTTTATTAAACAGTATATAACTACCCTTTCTAGTAACCTTGATTATTAAAAACCATAACTTACCACTCTCTGCTTGCTTGATCCATTTATCTAGTGTTTTATTTTCAGTGAATAACTTATGATAGTCAAATGTTTTGTAATTCTTACATTCTAACTTAAATTTAGACATGCATGGAGGTACCATAATATCTCCATTCATCATACGTTTTTGAGATTCAGTTAATTGATCAAGCCGGTGAAAATTAGCACCTCCTGTATAGGCGCCGGAATTTGGAACTCTAATAAAATTTTCGTCGAATACCTCGCTTAAATCTTTAGCAACTTCTCGCTCCCAAACGTTACCCTTCTGTTTGGCTGCGCTAGGCATATATAATTATTTATTGCTTATCTAGACCTTGCAACTTTTTTCTTTTTACGCTTTTTATTTTCCTTCTTCACCTTACCTTTGCGTTTTATAGTAGCACCTAATACATTGGGTATTCGCGCATCATCCGGTTGATATGTATCTCCACTATTATACGCACCTGTGCCTTGACCTAGCCCAGCCGAGTCAACAGTGTTATCATTTAATAATTGTGTAACTACTTGATCAAATAAATTAATCGGCATATAATTATTTAGTTGATTTCTACATAAATATACTATAATAAATAAATGGAGATTGGTGATATTATCAATCAATACCTTAAAGAGGCGAGTATTGATACAAATTTAGATCGATTAGAAGTTACTTCCACTCAAGAACGATTGATTTCTAATAAACATAAATGGTCCGCCAGATTAATTAATCATAAAATTAATTTAAATAGATTTAAATCTGATCGATCATCTATCCTCGAAGGATATATAACTAAGTATCAAGAAGATGAACCAGTACGCGTAAATAGATCTATTGCAGAAAAGGCGGTTCAAAATAAAAACGAAATAAAAGCTATAGATTCAAAAATTCAAAACGAAGTACTTATTATTAGCTTCTTAGAAAATATATACAAAAATATAAGCTTTGCGACAAATGATATAAAAAATCTAGTCGAATTAATGAAGCTTGAAACTCAATGATTAATATTACATTACGCTCAAACTCTCAAGCTATGTTAGAGGGTCCTGAATTAGATATTATCAGAGAACATTTTAGTGTAAAAAACGAAGCAGCTCATTTTCAAAGAAGATTCGGACGGTATGTTCCTCAGCGAACATACGCAATTACTCAACAAGGTAAATCTGATATTGGATTATTAATGGAAATTGCAAAGCTTTGCAAAATAAAAAATATAGAAATTAATTTTTCAAAAGAAATAAAAAATGCATTAGTACCTACGTTACGTAAAGATAATATTATTGATTATAATTTAAATTTAGAATACAGAGAGTATCAACAAGATATAATTAATAAATGTATTGACATAGGTCGAGGAACAATAATATTAGCGACCGCCGGTGGTAAAACCTTAACTATGGCTGGCTTGTTAGAATTTTATTATAAAAACTATAGTAAAAACTTTAAGGGCTTAGTTATTGTGCCTGATTTAGGATTAGTAAATCAAACAATATCTGACTTCGAGCAATATGGTGTATCGTTTTCTACAACCAAATATACTGGAAAGGATGAATTAATACTATCTCGTAATATTATTATAGCTAATTTAGGTATACTACAAAGCTCAAAACAAGATATCTCGTGGATAGAGCATATTGATTTTTTAATAGTAGATGAGGTACATAAAGTAAGAAGAGGTAATAAGATAAATAACATTCTTAAAAAGATCACCACCTCACACCGCTTTGGCTTTACTGGTACGTTACCTGACGATTTATTAGACAAGTGGAATATTTTTGGAAAGATAGGCCCGCAATTATTTGAAAAAAAAGCTTATGAATTAAGAAACGAAAAGTATGTCGTACCCGCAAAAGTACACGTATTAGAACTAAATTACGACACACCATCTTCACAAATATATCATGGAAACAACTCTAACGCGTACTACTTGCAAGAAAATGAATTTATACGCAATAATTGCTTTAGAAATAATTTATTAGCAAAGCTTTCAAATAAATTAGATAGGAACGCGTTAATATTGATCGACTATATTGAGCACGGTGAATTATTGCTTAATACATTAAAAGATATTTGTAAAACTAAACAAGTATATTTTATTCAAGGAGAAGTAGAGGTATCTGAGCGTAAAAAAATACAAACATTAATGGAAGAACAGAATAATATAATAGTTGTTGCTATTTCTAAAATATTTTCTACAGGTATTAATATAAAAAATTTACATTATATAATGTTCGCCGGAGGCGGAAAAGCAAAAATAAAAATAATACAAAGCATAGGCCGTGGTCTACGATTGCATTCTGATAAAAAAGAGCTTATAATCTTTGACGTTGCTGATAACTTACGCTATGGTCAACGGCACATGGAGCATCGCCTATCATTATATGACAGCGAGCATATAAATTATATTTTTACGCAATATTATGAAACCAAAACCAAAACCAATACCAAAAAAGAAAAAGAAAAATAAAAAAACATATTACGTTAATCCAAAAGAATTTTTACAACAATTAACAGATTATTATAAAACAGATGACTTAATTGATGATTTAGCTATGTCTGTTTATAAAATTGCTGTCGGTTTAAGTTATTCCCCTAACTTTATAAATTATAGCTATAAAGATGAAATGATTGGTGATGCTGTTGTAAAAATGATAGCAGCAGTAAACAACAAAAAATTTAGAATAGATTCTCCATCGAATCCATTTTCATATTTTACTACTATCGCCTATCATGCATTTATTAATAGAATAAAGAAAGAAAAGAAATACAGAGACACAATTAGTGATTATCAAGAACAAGTATACGGACAGCTCGCTCGAGATGAAGAAATAGTAAATAAACAACCAGTTAAAGACTACGACCGAGAATTATATACATAATGGTAGCTGAGAACAATAAAAAAATCGGATTCTTTTCTGATTTACATATTGGCATACATCAAAATAGTGAAAAATGGCATGATGTTACTTTAGAGTGGGCAAAATGGTTCACAAACGAACTAAAAGAACAAAATATTACTAATTTGTTTTTTGGAGGTGACTTTTTTCATTATCGAGATGAAATAAACGTAAAATCTCTACATTTTGCTAATGATGTATTAGACTTATTTAATGAGTTTGAAATAATTATGATTCCTGGTAATCATGACGCTTATTATAAGGACAACTCTAACGTACATTCATTATCTATTTTAAATAATAGAAAAAATATTAACATCCTTGATAAGCCGTGTATACAAACTATCTTTAATAAGCAGGTTGGCTTCTGTCCGTGGGGTACAAATATAGATAAAATTCCAGAATGTGACTTATTAGTCGGTCATTTTGAAATTCAAAATTTTAATTTTAATAGTTTTAAAGTATGTGAGGCAGGTATTCAGTCATGCGACTTACTTAATAAGTCTAAACTCATAGTATCTGGTCATTTCCATAAACGACAACGCCGAAAATACTCAAATGGAGAGATAATTTATGTTGGAAACCCATTTGAAATGGACTTTAATGACATTCAGGATCAGAAAGGGTTTTATATATTTGATTTTAATGAGCAAAACATAAAATATACCTTTATCGATAACAAAATATCCCCCATACATGTAAAAGTAAACTTAAGTGAACTTGAAAAATTAAAAGATATAGCAAAAAAAATAGGTTGGGCCAAGATAGCTATAAAAATTATTATAGATAAAGATATAAAAACAAATTTAATCGATAAAATAATTGCATCTATAAATTTTGAAGCACCGTTTTCTTTAGTAACAGATTATTTACATAAATTTAATATTGGCGATAATATTGAACTAACAAATGAACTTGGTGACTTGAACGTCAAGCAATGTATTATAGAATATATAGACTCTTTAGATATAGATAATAAAGAAAAAGTAATAAACAAAACTGTGCATTTATATAATCAGTTTTCATAGTGTATGAAGTATATAAATTTTAACACAATAAAAATTAGTAACTTTCTATCAGTAGGTAAAAAGCCAATTGAAATTAAATTTCAAACAGGATTAAACATAATTACCGGTGTTAATAGAGATAAAGAAGATAGAAGAAACGGTGTTGGTAAATCGACGATTGCTGATGCTATACATTTTGCTATTTTTGGTGAAACAATACGAGAGGTCTCAAAAGATTTTATTGTAAATTCTGTAAACAAAAAAAATACATATGTAGAGTTACATTTTTCAATAAATGAAAATAATAAAACAAATAATTATCAAATTGTACGTAAGCTAAAACCTACAAAGTGTTACCTGTATGTTAATGATACAGACGTAACTGAAAGCACTATACCTAATACTAGTAAAAAAATAAAGAGTATACTTAGCTGTTCACCGGAAGTTTTTCAAAATTGTGTTATAATGTCACTTAACACTACATTACCTTTTATGGCACAAAAAAAGGTTGAAAAAAGAAAATTTATTGAAGGTATTTTAAATTTAGAAATATTTTCTGAGATGCTTTTAAGTGCTCGATCTGAATATAATAACGTACAAAAAAAGTATGAACATATTACAAAAGATTTTGACCATGCAACTAATATTTTTAAGCTTCTACAAGATCAAAAAGATAAAATTTTAACTAACATTATTGAACAAAAAGATAAAATTAATGATAGAATAAAAATTATAAACGACGATATAGAACAAAACAAAACAAAAATTAAAAATATAAACAAAGATTTATATAATAAAAGTAAAGAGAAATTAGATTTTATAAAAAATAAATTAAAAGATATACAAAACCAGCTAGATACTATTTCAAATAAAATTACAGAACATCAAACTGAAATAAAATTTTATAATAAACAAACTTCGAATATTGGTACAGATGATGATAATTGTCCGATATGCCTACGACAAATTACAAGCAAAGATAGAGATCATATAGAACAAGAGAAAGATAAAATTAAAAAAGATATTGATAATTGCGAACAAGATATTGAAAGTTTATTACAACAACAAAAAAACATTATTAATTTAAAAGAAAATAGTATTACGGCCGAATCGCAACTTAACAACTACGTTTCCACCGTAAAAACAGTTCATAATAATAATAAAATAACCGCCGCATATATTCATAGTCTTAAAAATGATCTTAATAAAAATAAAAAAGAATTACAAGAAGTAACAAAAAAAGAAACTAATTTAGAAGTAAATGAACTAGATAATAAATTAAAAGTCAAAATAAAAGAAGTAAGTGAATTAGAAAAAACATCAGACAATATACATTCAGATTTAGAAATTTTAGAAGTAGTAAAATACATCTTATCTGAAGAAGGTGTAAAGTCGTTTATTGTAAAAAAGATTTTAGATGTTTTAAATAAACGTTTATTATACTATTTACAAAAAATGGATGCAAATTGTATTTGTAGGTTTAATGAATATTTTGAAGAGGAGATCGTAAATGAAAAAAACGAAGATTGCTCATATTTTAATTTTTCCGGTGCCGAGAGAAAGAATATAGATCTTGCTATTCTGTTTACATTTATAGACATGAGAAGACTACAAGGAGACGTAGCATATAATTTATTAATGTTTGATGAACTGTTAGATAGTTCATTAGATGAAAAGGGAGTAGAATTAGTGTTAAATATAATTAAAGAGCGAGTCGATGAGCATAATGAGAGTATATATGTTATTTCTCATAGAAAAGAATCAGTTAAAGCTGCCTCCGGTGAAGTTATTATTCTAGAAAAGAAGAATAGTATTACTACTCGTGTGGATTTATCTAATAATTAGCAATAAATTTATATAATGATTACTCCCTTTCATCAGACGCATCGACTTCCATTCGCACCACCGTCAATCGGGAACCCATCTCTCGCCTTACCTCGACCGCAGCATCAAACCATGACCGGGAAAGCTAGCCATAAAGCGCCAGATCTACCTAGAGGTTTAAACTTTTACGCAGACTATTCAGGGTGTGGGCACTGGAGAATGATCTGGCCAGAGTTATTACTTAATTGTTACGGTAAAGCAAACATACAAGGTGGTACTGTAATGATTGGAGATAAGAACTTTTACCAGGGAGTTAAAACAGTTCGAATTCAACGACAAGCAACTGAATCTCAAGCAAATTATATAAAGTGGTTAAGTCAATTATCTAAAGAACTCAATTTTAAAATTATATATGAAATAGACGATATAATATTTAAAGAAGATATACCTCATTATAATAAATTTAGATTTGCATTCGAAGATCCAAAGATAAGACAAACAAGTATGGAGATCATGCAGTTATGTGATGAAATTACTGTAACTAATAAATTCATGCAAAACTATTATATTGAAAAAACTGGTAACAAGAATGTAACAGTAGTACCTAATTTTATTCCAAAGCTTTGGATGGATAGATATTTTGACCTGGCAAAAGTTAAAGATAATTATCAGAGAAATAAAAAGAGACCTCGAGTAATTTATTGCGGTAGCGGTGCACATTTTGATATTGAAAATAGAATTAAACAAAAGGATGATTTTTATCACATTAATGACGTGATAAGAAAAACAGTAGATAAATTTCAATGGGTATTCGTAGGTGGGTTCCCATTAACTTTAAGAGATTTAATTCAACAAAAAAAGATCGAATATCACGAATGGACTAATTTAGTAGATTATCCTGAATATATAAACAAGATGAATCCTACAGTGTTTTACGCTCCATTAGAAGATAGTAATTTTAATAAAGCAAAGAGTGATTTAAAATTTATTGAAGGATGTGCATTAGGTATTCCGACTATTTGTCAAGATTTATGTACGTATAGTACTGCGTTTCATAAGTTTAAAACTGGAGATGATTTAGTAAGCAAAATAGAATATCTAACTAACGATTATAAAAAATATACAAAAGAAGTAAAACGAGCTCGAGATTATATGAAGTCTCGATGGATGGAAGATAATATTAACTTTTACACTGAATTATATTCATTCCCATACGGTGATCCAAAAAGAAAAAACCTTAATCGCTTAAACGGAATTAGTTGATTTATTGTTGTAGATTCTCTATACTATAAAAAGTGTATAGAAACTTAGCATACATACCGAATCAACGTGTCATGCGGCTGTATACATGGGACGAAGACGGTGTTAGAATCGAAACGGATTGCCCTTATCAGCCATATTTTTACTATGAGACGAATTCAAATAGATATGACGCAACATCGTTATATGGTACAAAACTTCGTAAAGTTACAGCAACAAGCGAATTAGATAGAAGAAAAAGAATTAGTGATCTCAATGATCATAAAATTTATGAGAATATTTCTCCCTATCAACAATTTTTAGTTGATAGGTTTTGGGAAGTACATGAAACCGATACTTTTAATAAATTTCCACTAAAAATTTGGTTCTTTGATATTGAAACATATTCCCCAGATGAGTTTCCAAAACCTGAAGAAGCTAGTCATATGATTAACGTAATCACAGTGTATGATACTGTAGAAAAAATGTACTTTACATGGGGAATTAATAAATATAAACCAAAATCAGATGACGTAAAATATGTTCATTGTAAGACCGAAACCGAGTTATTACAGAAATTTTTAGACTTTTATTGCAAAGAGCGACCTGATATTTTATCTGGGTGGGCAAGTGAGGTTTTTGATATTCCGTATGTAATTAATCGAGTTAGAAACATACTAGGCGAAGACTCAACTCGATTATTTTCACCCGTACATGATGAGATCATGAAGCCAATCTACCAACGAGTGTATCGTGGTAATTTTGGTAGACAAACATCAAAATACGTGGTTGAAGGGGTATCAATGCTAGATTATCTTGATGTGTATAAAACCTTCAGTCTGGGCATGAAAGACAGTTATAAGCTAGATAACATAGCTCACATAGAACTAGGAGAGAACAAGGTAGATATAGGAGAAACTAACCTTGCGGCACTGTCTATTAATGATTGGGACAAGTTCGTTGATTACAATATTCATGATGTACGGTTACTGGTAAAACTAGAAGCCAAGCTTATGTACATGGACTTAGCAAGAATGCTATCATACGTAGGTTTAACCCCGTTTAACGCAGCTCTAGGTACTATTAGTACAGTAAACGGTAGAGCTATTGTGGAGGCAAGAAAATCAGACCCACCACGAGTGATCCCAACCTTTATAAAAACCGACGACGGTTCCGGTAAGTATGAAGGTGCATATGTAAGTGAGCCAAAACGTGGTTTCCAGAAGAATATTATATCATTTGATGCGAACTCTCTATACCCTAGCACTATGATAGCTTTGAATTTAAGCCCAGAGACTAAGGTTGGTAGTATAGTCGGAACTGATAACAACAAAGTGTATATTAAAACTGTTAATAACAAAGATATTGAGATGTCTTATGGGGATTTTAACAAGTGGTGCACTAAAAACGAAATAGCAGTTACAAGAGCAAAAAAACTTTTTTCACAAAAAACTAAAGGAATCTTCCCTCGCATAACAGATCACTTTTACGATATAAGAAAAGGTAAAAAACAGGGTTGGAACGAAGCACGTGAAGAAAAACATCAATTATCTCTCAAACTAAAAAAAGAAACAAATAAAGAAAACAAAATTAAATTACATAAACAAATTGCAGAAACACAATTAAAGATTGATCAGCTTTGGATCTGGCAATTCACTTTAAAAATTCTTATTAACCGTATTTACGGGTATTTTGGTAATAAAAACTCTGCCATGGCGGATGGTGATATCGCACGATCAATTACATTAACTGGACGCGATGTCATAAAACAAAGCAATATTATTCTAAGAAATTATATTAAGAGAAAAACTAATTTAACTGATAAAGATATCGAAAAATCCGATCCAATCCTGTATAATGACACAGATAGCTCATACTGTACAATTACTCCGTTATTAGAACATATGGGTATTCCGTTGCATGAAAATAATAATATTAACGAAAAGGTATATACTCTTGTTCAAGATATAGAAGACGATTTAAACGTACATATTGAAAAATGGGCACGGGAAACCCTCTTAACTAATGATCCTAGATTTGAATTTAAAAGAGAGTCTATTTGTGATAGAGGGGTATTCTTACAAAAGAAACGATATGTGTTACACAAATTAGACGATGAAGGAGTAGTATGTAATAAGTTCAAATATACCGGTGTAGAAGTGGTTCGAACCACTATGCCTAATGCGATTAAACCATATGTGAAAAAGATTATTGAGCATATGATTATGACTGAGAATCAAAATACTACAAATGAAATCTTCGAAGAGACATATGAAATTTTTAAGTCATTATCTATAAAAGATATTGCATTTGTAATGGGTGTTAAAGAATATGAAAAATACAGCGTACATACTAAAGGCTGGGTAGTCAAAAAAGGAACACCAATTCATGTTAAGTCCTCTATATATTACAACAAGCTTCTAGATTATTATGATATTTCTAAAAAGCATGAATATATTAGTTCTGGTGATAAAATAAGATATTTTTATACAGTAGCTCCTAACAAATTTGGTTTAAATTCGCTAGGGTTTAAATATGATATACCTTCAGAATTCGAACAAGACTTTAAAATAGACTACGAAAAAATGTTTGAAAAAATTGTATATAGTGTTATTGATAGGTTTTATGATAATGTAAATTGGAAGTCATTTCGACCAGGACAAGCTGTTAATACAGACTTATTTGATTTCTTTAAAACACCTGTTGCAAATTAAAAACTTTATAATATAATAATTACATGGATATCATTACATACGTTGATAGTATAGGTAGGACTTGTTTCGGGGAAGTAGTAGAACGAACAGATTCATTTTTAAGAGTTAAAGCACCGGCAATGATCATGGTAACACCGAATGATGCTGCAAACATGAAAGTCGATGTCATGCCATTATTTTTTACTGAATTTTCTAGCGGCGAAGCTCCTGTATTTAAATATGCTAATTCTCAATATACAGAAGTAGAAGTCAATATTTCAGATAAAATATTAATACATTATAATGCTAAAATTAATGTTAAACAAGAGCCGAACACAGAGCCCCCCGCAGTAGCTTTATCTGAAGAAAACGTACCTGAAGTAACATTATTCGAATAATAGTATGGTAAATCTTGTCGACAAGGCTTTTGCTAAATTACAAAAGCTTAATAAAAATGCGACTACTCTTGAAGAGAATACACTTAGTAATGTAACTGAGTGGATTGATACTGGTTGCTTAGTATTAAATTCTATTTTATCTGGATCCCTATATGGAGGTGTTCCTAAAGGTAGAATAACAATTTTTGCTGGTGAAGCTCAATGTGGTAAAACTTTTATTTTAAATAAGATTCTTGCCAAGGCTCAAAAAACCGGAATGGTCCCAGTAATATTTGATACTGAAGTCGCAATTGAAAAAGAAGGAGCTGAAAATGTAGGCCTAGATGTTTCAAATGTAAAATATGTTCCTGTTGATACTGTTGAACATTGTCGTAATCAAATTATGGCATTCTTAGACGGAGTTGAAGAGGAACCAGAACTTCACGGAAAATTTATTATATCAATTGATTCTCTTGGAAATTTAGCATCCTCAAAAGAAATTGCTGATGCCGAGGCTAATAAAGGAGCCATGGACATGGGGCTCAGAGCTAAACAGCTTAAATCCATGATGCGTATTATTACATATAAGGCTGCCGTAACTGGTACAACTATTATATGTAGTAATCATACATATGCTGACCCTGGTGCACTCCATCCTACCTTAGTCAAGCAACAAGCTGGAGGATCTGGTCCTATGTACATGGCTTCTCTATTAGTCCAAATGGCTGCTAAAAAAGAAAGAACAGACGCAGCAAACGATAACGATGAAGCGTTGACTGAAAGCAGAAACTATTCGGGAGTTACTCTTCGAATGCTTACAGTAAAAAATAGATTTATCCCTGCATTTCTACAAGCAGAAGCATATTTAAACTTTAAAACAGGTTTAGATAAATATTCTGGATTAAAGGAGGTCGCGGTGGCTCATGGAGTTATACAACAAAATGGTGCTACATATAGCATGGGAGATAAAAAATTAGGATACTATAAAAATTGGCGCAAAGACGAGGAAGTGTGGAATAATATATTACCTAAGATAGAATCTTCTATAAGTGAGCAATACCGATATGGTAAATCATTAGGCGACTCCGCTATATTAGAACAAGAAGATGAGTAAAGCTGTTGTACCCATTTCAGGTGGTTTAGATAGTTCCGTAATACTAAGCATAGTAGCACAGGCATCTTCTGAAATATATACAATAAGCTATGATTATGGTCAAAAACATAAAAAAGAATTATTATACGCTGAATCGCAAATTGATTGCTATGATAATATAGAACATCATAATAGAGTCGATCTTAGTTTTTTTAAAAATATTGTAACATCTTCATCTATTACAAATAATAATATTCCAGTTGCTCACGCAAAAGACGTTTTAGGGGATGCGCAAACTGTTAATTATGTACCTTTTAGAAATATGATGATGTTGTCTATTGCCTGTTCGTATGCCGAAGCAGTTGGAGCTGAAATAGTTTATCATGGATCCGCTCTCGTAGACAGTCAAGCAGGTTATTGGGACGGTAGTGCAGAATTTTTAAAACAAATTAATCAGTTAACTGCTTTAAACCGTAAAAATAGAATTAAAATAGAAGCACCATTAATTAATCTATCCAAAAAGGAAATTATTAGTCTCGGACTAGATAACGGTGTAAGATTCGAAGAAACTTGGACGTGTTACGAAGGCGAAGACAAAGCTTGTGGTTATTGTACTGCATGTAGTTCTCGTATACAAGGATTTTTAGATAATAAATTAAAAGACCCAATTGAATATGAACGAACAGACATTCCATGGTGAACTAGAATATTCTGATATTCTATTAGTACCAAAATACAGTCAATTAGATACTCGAAACGCTGCTGCCACATCTTTTAAGTTAGGGAAGTTTTCATTTAACTTACCAGTAGTTCCGTCTAATATGAAAACTGTAATAGATATCGAACTATGCAAGCAATTAGATGATAATAATTATTTTTATATTATGCATCGGTTTGATAATGTATTTGAAACAGTACAAAATCTTAACGACCTTAATTGTAATTGTGTAAGCGTTAGTATAGGAGTAAACCGAGAGTCTTATGACCAATTGGAAGCTATTATACTTAATAAATATAGAATTGATATTATTACAATTGACGTAGCTCATGGGCATCATTTAAAAGTCGGTAATATGGTTAGGTTTGTTAAAAAACATTTCCCTGATTCAATAGTTATTGCTGGTAACGTCGGAACATACGATGGGTTTCAATTTTTAGAAGACGCAGGCGCGGATGTTATTAAAGTAGGAATTGGATCGGGAGTTATTTGTACTACTCGGTATAAAACCGGTTTTGGTACACCTATGTTTTCAACATTATTAAAAATTAGCTCTCACAAAACAAAAGCTAAAATAATGGCAGACGGTGGGTGTAAAGAATTTGGAGATATTGCAAAGGCTTTAGTTGCTGGAGCAGATTGCGTAATGGCTGGATCTTTTTTTGCAGGTTGTATTGACTCACCAGCAAAACATATTAACGGGCATAAACAATATTATGGTAGTACATCATATACTCAAAAAAGAAATAAATTAAATTTTGTTGAAGGTAAACAAATAGAAATAGACTTAGCACCGGAATATAATATTAGATTAAAAGAGATTGAAAAAGCTCTTAAAAGCTCTATTTCATATGCAGGTTGCAAAGATTTAAGTTGCCTAAGTGATACAAAGTTCATACAATTAAAGTGATATGTGTGGAATTTTCGGCTCAACTAATATTAAAACTTTTAGAGAGTTATATACAAAAAACTCTGAAAGAGGTAACTTTGTACGTAGTGTAACAATGTTGTTCCCGGGTGGGATGAAAGACGACATCCGAGTAGCAACAAAATACGAACAAGATTTTGATAAACACATAGAAGAAAATCCTTTTTGTATATATTATCTAGGACATGTACAATCTCCTACATCAGAAATTAGAACATTCAATGCTGATACTTCTCACCCGTTTATGTATAAAAATACATATTTAGCGCACAACGGAGTATTACAAAATTTTAATGAATTACAAGAAAAATATGAACTTAAAGGTAAAACAAATAAGGTTGATAGTAGCGTAATATTACCGTTGATATATATGTCTGGTATTAAAAACGCATTATCAGAACTTGAAGGTACATTTGGATGTTGGATGTATGAGCCAAACATGGGCAGATTACAAATTTTTAGATCAGGATCAACATTATTTACTGATGATAATTCTTTTAGTTCTATTCAATTACCCGGATGGGAATTAGCAGAAGAAGGAGTAATATATGAATTTAATTTCAGTAAAAATAGATTCTTCCAAACACAAAAGTTTGAATTAAATTCTCCGTTTTTTATATGAAAACTCTAATAGCAGTCGCTACTGAAACTACTGAGGCTAGCTTTAAAACAACTAAATTATATAAAAGCTTAACTCATCACGAAGAAAACACTATAACTACGTTCGACTTAAAGCCTACATATCAAAATACTAGTGGACTATGCGCCGTTTATAATAATTATCTTACCCCAGAAAATTTTAAAAAATATGACTGTATTCTTTTTGTACATGATGATGTATTTATTGATAGCATAAATTTCTTAGTAGAAATTCGTAATTCGTTTAAGCGAGGATTTGATGTTATCGGCGTCGCTGGAGGAAGTAAGTTACAAGTTCAAAAACCTTGTTTATGGCATTTATTATGTAAGCCGGACACTATGTCTGGGATAGTGTCACATTATTATCATAATACGGATTATGCTCCTACAATCTTCGGACAAACACCTAAAGAAGTAATATTATTAGATGGCGTGTTTTTTGCAGTTCGAACAAAATCAATTTCTGAGAAAAAAGTAAAATTTGATACCAATCTTAAAGGATTCCATTATTATGATTTAAAGTTTTCCTTAGATTGTCATTTAGCTGGTTTGCGCTTAACTACAGCTCCTATTCACATTATTCATGAATCACCCGGGTTACTCAACCACACAGAAGAATATAGCAAATCAGAAGACTACTTCTATAATGCTCTGTTAGAACATGCTAACAAACGAAAGTAATTACTTAGATATAGATTTAGAATATTTAGAACAGGTAGTTTTTAAGAATTGTCTTGAAGACGAAGTTTATCTAAATTCTATTATTGATAATCTTAATTATAAATTTTTTAAAAATAAAGATTTTCAACAAATAATTAAAATAATACAAGCTCTTTATCGAAAAAATAATAGACGTCCAACTCTCACTGAATTACAATTATATTTAAATACATCTCAACTCAAACAACACTATCAAGCAAGTAAGAAAATTACTGATGTTTTAAAAATAGAATTATCTAACGATATATTACTTTCTTATACAGAGAAATTCTTACAAGAACAAGCTGTATTTAATACATTCCTAGAAATCGTTGATAATAAAGAAAGAGATGTAAAAAGTATTTACGATAAATTCTCAAAAGCATGTAATATTTCTATTACAACAAATGTAGGTCATAATTATTTTAAAGATGTAGAACAACATATTACTGATCTAACAACACGCGAAGAAAAGATTAAAACCGGGTGGGATTGGCTTGATGCAAGACTAGGAGGTGGTTTCCTAGAACAGGGCCGTAGTATGTATATTTTTGCTGGTCCTACTAATGTTGGAAAGTCTATATTTTTAAGTAACATAGCAAGTAATGCTGCGGCCCAAGATAAAAATGTTTTAGTTGTTTCTCTTGAAATGTCAGAAATGATTTATTGTAAAAGGATCACATCTAAACTTACTGGATTACCTGTAAATCATTTAGATGATCACGTAGAAGACTTAAGAGAAAAGGTAGGTAAATTTAAAATAACCCATCCTAGAGCAAATATGATAATTAAAGAATTCGCTCCAAGCTCTATTACACCTATTCAGCTTGAAGGTTTTATTAAAAAATTAATTAATAAGAACTTTAAA